GCACGGAATCCAAGTTCCTTATAGTCAGGAGAGCTTCATACCAGCAGAATACAGATATTGGGGATTCTCGGTATTGCAGAGGGTTGTGGACTGCTTGAAGAACAACGGTAGCGTATTTGCTTCCTTATCTCAATTACTTCAAGAGGTGAGTGTAGGAAAATATAAGTTCAAGGAATTGGCTAATATTGTTTCTTCCACCGATGGAGTTAAAATCCTTCAGAGAAGAATACAAGCTATGGATGTTATGAAATCTGCTTTCCATTCCATTGTTATGGATAATGAGGAAGATTTCGTCAGAGATAATGTCTCCTTTAGTGGAATAGCAGATATTCTTTATCAGTTCTTTATGCTTATCTGTGCTTCCACTGGCTATCCTATGACCAAACTTTTCGGAATATCACCTGGTGGTCTTAATTCCACTGGAGAATCAGACACTTACAATTATTATGACGCAGTTAAGACAAAGCAGGAGCAGGAGCTTAAGCCTATTCTTGATAGGATTCTTTATATTGTGTCAGAATGGAAGGGTATTGAGAAGCCAGAGGTAATCTTCAAGCCTATTGAGCAGATGAGTTCCAAAGAGGAAGCAGAGATTGAGGAGAAGAGAGCCAACGCAAAGAGAGCCACTATGGAAGCATATAGAGGTTATTTTGATATGGGAATACTTGATGAGACCGAAATCAGAAAAATGGAGTTCGGTTATCTTGATAAGAAGGGTGAGAAACCCCAATCCGTATTACCAGCTATTGAGGAGTGAGGAGGTTTAATATGTATCAGATTTTAAGTGTTATGGGAAAGATAGAAGTTCACGGAAATGACCCGACAGAAACATTACCTAAAGTGGATTTTGACAAAAGACCTTTACCTATGGGAACAAAGGCTTATGTCATTGATTCCACAAACAAAGCTATTGTGACTTCTGTTTATGACGCTGAGAATGAGAATTGGGTAGAATTGAGTTGATGAACCTCTGAGGAGGGAGAGAAGGGTTATGAAAATGGTCTATGTGATAACAAGTATACTTTCTTCTACTGCTTTTTTCGCATTTATTCAATTTCTTATCCAAAGGCACGACAGAAAGAAAGGTGTGCTTGGTGAGCTTATCCGTGACATTAAGGGTCTTAAAGAGGATATGCTTGAGCTTAAGAAAGATATGTTGCGTACACAGCTTATGGATATGATACACATTCACCCTGAAGATGTGTCGGACATAATGGACTTGGCTGAGGAATACTTTGTTGCTGTGAAAGGTAATTGGTATATGTCGAGTGTATTCAAACAATGGCTTGTTGAGAGAGACATTGAAGAACCGATTTGGATGAAAAAATGATAAAACTGATTTTCAAGTTCTTGAAGTCGTTGTTCACAGACGATAATTGGGATGGTGACGCTACCAAGGTCTTTGGTGTCGTTCTCATAGGGTGTGGTATCGCTGGTTTTTTCCTTGAGAAACCAGATTATCAATGGATTATGGGTTTTGGTTCAACTTTGATTGCCACAGGTAAGTTCTCCAAGCAAGGTTGAAAACCCTCGTAGAAGCGTGAGGATTGATTTGTAGGCACTTTTTGCCTTATAATGATTAAAGAGGTTTGTATGATTAAAGAAAGGTTCTTGACACCGAATCCTTATTCAAGACCAAGAAGGAAACTTGGAAGGGTAAATGGAATTGTTCTTCATTATGTGGGTGTCAATTATCAGAAGCCAGAGCAGACGGTACAATACTTTGAGAGTTTGAAGAATGGTAAGAACAACACTTATGCTTCTGCTCATTATGTGATTGGACTTGATGGCGATGGTATCAACTGTATTCCGATAAGTGAAATGGCGTATCATTGTGGTGCTAAGACCTATAAGCCAGGTATTGAAGCAAAACTTGAGGGTTATCCTAACGCACATACTATTGGAATTGAGCTTTGTCATACAGACAAGGGTTTCACCAAGGAGACATTGGATAGTGCAGAGAAGCTTGTGGCTATGCTGTGTGCCCAATTCGGTCTTACAGAAGAGGATATTTACAGGCATTACGACATCACAGGCAAGAATTGTCCTATGTTTATGGTGAAGAATCCTTCCATATTCAAGAAATTCAAGGATAAAGTGTGGAGTTATCTTAATTGAGCGATACTTTCTCTCTAAATCTTTTGCACATCTTATGGGAAAACTCAAAGAAGAAGAAGTCTAAGAGACTTTATAAGAAAGCCACTTATCCTAAAGGAATTGAGAATAAGTACAGACGCTTCATAAAAGGGGTTTACTTCCCTCTTGTTGATTATACTAAGACATATATAGAAAAGAACTCCAAGGAGATTCTCAATGGGGACAAGAGGGAAGACGCTGTTCCAGGTGGAAGCTTCAGGGTTATGGTGAGCAATATGAACTCTTGGCTCGCCTTGTATCTTCCTATGCTTTCAGATGAGGTGAGGACAAATTCGGTTGTTTATATGGGAATATCTGATGTGGCAGACCAAGTTAAGAAATCTTCCAATAAAGAGTTCTCTGCACAAGTTGTGGGTGGTATAGGAGTTGAGTTTGATACACAGTCAACTTGGTGGGAGAACGCCAAGAGGAGCTGGACAGACCTTGAATATGGATATATCCAATCAAACGCACAGAATTATGTTTCTAAGGTAAGTTCTCTGGTTGAGGAAGGTGTAATCAACGGTTGGTCGAGAATTTACCTTACAGAGAAAATTTTGCAGGCTTCTGAGGGATTATCGGAGAAAAAGGCAAGATTCTTAGCAAGAGACGGTGTGGGAAAGTTGCACGGTCTTGTTGCACAAGCACAATTCCAAGATATAAACTTGGATATGTATATATGGCAGACAAGTGGTGATGAGAGGGTAAGAGGAACACCAGGTGGTCTTTGGGAAAACTCTTTACCTTCCCATTTCCTTATGGATGGACTTCTTTGCAGATGGGATAATGCAGAAGTATGTTCTTATGATGGTGGAAAGACTTGGGAGGAGAGACCAAGTGAAGCTGTGAGATTGCACCCAGGAATGGACTATCAATGTCGTTGCCAAGCGTTAATTTATTATCCAGAGCTAATAAATCTCGTTGAGAATTAAGAATATTTGAAATAGCACTTTACAAAGATATATAAAGTGTTGTATTGTAATGATTAAGGAAGGTTGTTTATGGAAACTAAGGATATTAGAAGATATGACAACATAGATAACTCCGAATGGATGACCATACCTTTCCAAAGAACCGTAGAAGGTTTCTTGAAGGGAAGAGCTATTGTCACTTGCATAGGTGTCTTTAATTACAGAAGGGCAGACGGGACTATGCAGAGGGAGTTGAGATTACCTGAGGAAGTATTCTCAAGGGAAACTCTCGATTCTCTTAAACTCAAGCCAGTCACACTTAATCACCCATCAGAATTTGTTACTACGGAGAACGCAGGAGAGCTTGCAGTAGGTTCTCTTGGTGATAATCCTTCTTCCGACACACAGATTTTTGATTGGGATGGTAAGATGATTCCTTGGGAGAAGGTGACAGACGGTATAAATTGTGCCATTGATATGATAATCACAAGAAATGACGCTATTGACGCTGTTATAAATGGAAAAAATGGTCTCTCAATGGGTTATATGTGTGATTTAGACGAGACACCTGGTGTTTGGTGTGGAATTGAGTACGATTGTGTTCAAAGAAACATCAGATATAACCATTGTGCTATCGTTGATGAGGGTCGTGCTGGTGATAACGCTAAAATAACACTTCGTGTGGACAGTAAAGACGCTGTTCTTGAAGATATATGCAAACCAAAACGAAAAAATGATGGAGGTCGTGATATGGGAATGAAAAAAATCACTCTCGATGGTATGGACTATGAAGCAGAAGAATCTGTTATCAAAGCTCTCAATTCAGAGAAAGAAAGAGCAGATGGTCTTGTAACCGAAATCGAGAAAATTAAGACAGATTCAGCTAAACAGATTTCTGAGATTACAGCCGAGAGAGACACTCAGAAAGAGAGAGCTGATAAACTTGAGGAAGAGGTAAAAACTCTTAAGGAAGCTCAGAATGACCAGGCAAAGATTGATGAAGCAGTTAAGTCTAAAATTGCTCTTATCAAGAAAGCTGATGAGGTTGGTGCAGAGGTAAAGGAAGATATGTCTGAAATGGACATTAAGAAAGCCATTGTACTGAAGTGCTATCCAAAGGCAAACTTTGATGGAAAAGATGATGCTTATATCAATGCAAGATATGACGCTTGCCTTGAGACACTTGAGACCGAGAAGGAAGCTTCAGCAAGAGAGGTTATCAACTCTGCACCAGCAGGAAAGACCGATTCAGCAGAAGACGCTCGCTCAAAGTACATCAGTCGGCTTAAAAAAGTTAAGGAGGAAAAATAATGAATCTTTACGGTTTTCTTTATGACGAGAAAGCTCTTGCTGGTATGCTCTATGACGCAAACCCAAGAGATATTGTAAGTTATCCTGCACTTGAGGATATTGACTTTGGTAAAGGTATTTTCGTAGCAGGAAACGGTGGTGTTGCTCAGAACAAGTACACAGATAAGGCAGTTCTTGACCTTTCTGCATACACAACTGCAAGCAAGGACATTATCGTTACAGTAAATGGTGTTGCAGTAACCACTCTGACAACTACAGGCACTATTGATGATGACATCGACACACTTGTTGAATCCATCAACTCTGAGATTGCTGATGTTATCGCAACTGCTGACAAGACCAACGACAAGGTTACTATCGAGACCACAAAGGCTTTCGAGCTTGATGTTGAGCTTAATTATGATGGAAGCGATGTTACTTCTTCCAAGGTAACTTCCACCTCTGACTACAAGTATGTTGGAGTTTCCGTATTCCACCAGACAGCTTTCAAGCTTACAAGAGGTCTCTATCCAAAGACAAACCCAGTTGCAGTTCTCGATATGGGTAGAATTTGGGTTAAACTTGCTAATGGCGTAACTCCAGCAGAGAATGTAGACGCTTATGTTACTTCTGCAGGTGTATTCACCACAGAATCAAGTGGAAATACAAAAGTAGGTGTGTTCCAGTCTGTTAAAGATACTTCTATCGAAGCTGACGGTATCGCACTTGTTGATATTCGCAAATACTAAGAGGAGAATTGAAGATGGAATACAAAAACAATCCTATGCACCTTGATTCACAGGAATCTGCTTTCTTCACAAGAGAGCTTGAGTATGTGAAGTCAAGAACTTATGACGCAAAGCTTGCTCGGCTTAAGGGTCTGGAACTCATTCCAATCTCAACTGAGGCTGGTAGTGGTGTTACAGAAATCACATACAGACGCTATCGTGGCGTTGGTGTTGCTAAAATCATCGCTGACTATGCAAAAGACTTCCCAAGAGTTGATGTATATGGCGAGGAAGCAACTGTAAAGGTTAAGGGAATTGGAGATTCCTATGGATATTCTATTCCTGAAATCAGAGCTTCTCAGAGAACTGGCAAGAACCTTGATATGCGTAGAGCTATGACTGCTCGTAGAGCACACGAGGAAATGCAGAACAAGATGGCTCTCAAGTCTGACCCTATCAACGGAACAAACGGTCTGCTTGACTATCCTGGTATCTCCGAGGTATCTCTCCCAGCAGATGGTACTGGTTCTTCTAAGGCTTGGAAGGATAAGAGTGTTGACCAGATTATCAGAGACATCAACTATATGGTTGACGGTGTTATGAATCCTACATCTGGCAGAGAAGCACCTGACACACTCCTTCTCCCTATCGCTCAGTACAACGACCTTGCAAACAGAAGACTGCCTGAGACCGATAAGACCCTTATGTACTATATCCTTGAGAACAACCCACACATCAAGAGAATTGAGTGGCTTCTTGAGCTTAAGGGAATGGGAGCTGGTGGAGCAGATAGAGCTATGGTATGTACTCTTGATGAGGAGCATATCACTCTTGAGATTCCTCAGCCATTTGAGCAGTTTGAAGCTCAACACGAAGGTATGGAGTATACA